TCATTGAGTAAGTCGCATCAGGCACAGAGGACATTACATTAGTAACAAAGCCTGAAACATCCATAGAACTAGCTTCGTTGAATATCCCATTAATCTTACTAATAATCTTAAAACTTGTTCCAGGCCCATAGAATATTCTTGCCCCTTGTTGTGCGGCAGTAAATGGCGCACTACTGCCTTCAGGAAATGCTCCTAAAAGACTAGCTGCTTGATAATAGTAATTAATATTTGAAGAAAACACTGTATCTTCCATCATAGCACTCATGATCGCAGAAGGTAAGAAGTTACAATGCTGTCCATTTCCTGGGAATACAGAGCTTAGAGATACATTTAAGCCATCAAAAATTGCTGAGGTATTAGTATTTTCTTCTAAAGTTTTTAATGATGGGTTTGGGGCTGTTGGAAGCTGGTCTAATCTAGCTTCATCTATTTGTAACGAGGATCCATCCTTACTTGCCTTGAAGTCTGGACTGTAAGATGTAAATAAGCTCGGAGCTGGATCAAAAACTAGTGGAACAATTCCTAAACTCCCTGCTGCCAACAGATTGCTATAAGGAGTAAGCACAATGCTAATTTTTCTATCATCTAACTTTCTAGCACCATTGTTAAAATAATAAGAACCTGTACCGAAAGAGATTGCTTGAACCCTATAGTTAGAAGCATCTAAAATAGAAGAAGTAGCATGATCCTCGACACCTGAAAGGGAGGGGGATACTGTCATTATATCCGCTAATAACTCTCCCGCACCGTCAACAAGCATGTTGGGCTCTTGTAATAGAAGATTATCTCCCTCCCAGATTTCTACGACGCCTCTCATCAGTTCTCAAACTCCACTTCTGTATAGTTTTCGTATGTACCATCTTTGGTGTGTGGTCCCCACTCTGGATGAATTCTATAATTAAGTCTGCTGCCACCACTAACCTCTAGCGTTCCAGATGTAATTGTTGCATCTCTAGAAGCAATATTAGTTGCATATTGTCCAATACCTTGTCCTATCAATCCATTATAGAATTTTAATACATCACGAATTTGATCTTTTGATAGTTCTAGTTTATCTTCTTTTACGAAAGGTCGCAAAGGTGTACCACTGCTTTCTATTCCATGACCAGTTCCGACCCCAGCGTAATCCCGTAAGGTCAGATCTTGAAGCTCGATGGAATCAATCAAACAGTATTTCTTAATATTAGTATTTGGAACAAAGAAAATTTCAATAATATAATTAGTATCATCCCTGTTTACTTGTTCTACTATTTCATAATCAGTATTTCTTATGGGAATAATATCAAGATACTCTGAGCCATTTATATCTGTAAAGTTTCTAGTATCAAAATCTATAGAGAAGTTTTCAAAATAAGAATTCTTAATATTATTAAGAGATACATCATTAATATAACTTTCGCCTTGACTAATGTTACCTAAGCAGTTGATTTTTTCATCAGGATCTGGATCTTTAGTGACAAATTCATAGATATGAGCTAAGGTATTTGTTACTATTGGGATGGAAAGTCTGTCCTCCATTATGGGCTGCCATTTTTGGTTTGGAGTCCATGTCCAAATAAGGCCACTTACTGGTTGAGTGTGAATCCAAACTCCAAGCTTCCCTCCTCCTAATACTGGAGAATATTCCTCAGCAACTAAAGATTTGATATTTAGATTAAACCTATGATCTTTTATTAGATAGTTTCTTCTATCCCCATAGGAGGATAAATCAAACCGTAGTCTAGGTAGACCCCCTAAAGATTTACATTTGATTACTCGATTTTTAATAAGATAGTTCTCCATCCCAGGAACTCTATAGCTAGAATCAATATCAAAAATAGTAAACTGATTTCTTCCTGGCGCTCCTGATATATCGCAGAACTCGATGCCACTAAGGATAGCAGGATTTCTATACTCTGCATTGTTTACATTTCCAGATACCCAGCTACCTGATAGTGGGATTACGCCATCTCCTGAATCACTTGCGATAAAGGTTCCGTCTCCGTCTTCTTTCCAAACATTAGCAGCATTGATTGCACTAGCAGTAGTAACACTTGATGCTACTAAATCTCCTACAGCAGATCCATCTAGTTTGAAATCACAGTTGAATAAGCCTAGTCCGAAAACATGGGCAAATATGTTTCCGCCAGTCTTATCAATCTCGTTCAAACCAAGTGGGTGTTTTGCAAAATACTTGCAATAATCTCTATGCAGCTTGTGAATGCCCTTTCCAAATTGGAAATTTTCATAGTCAGCAAATGAGTTTAGAACATAGCCACTTGCAATTGCCGTATTTGCCAAGCTAAGAGCATTATTCTTCCAATAAGCATCAGCGTCATACGCAGAGGTTGAAGAAAGAATTTGGAATCCATTATCCAAAGCCTTGGCTTGGAATAGCTCATGCATAGTATTGTAGATTTCTGGTAACTGTCCGCGATCAACATACCTAGCAGTAGCTGAAGTTATTTCTGGCATTTTTGCATTAGATCCTAATGCTGAAAGTCCTCTGTACGGGAAGGTTGTACTTGTATCAATTCCAGAGAATGTTCTTGATGATTCTAAGCCCTCGCATTCGTTCCATACCCCAGAAGGGTTGACGGGATCCACGACAGGGTGGAACCTGCCCGCAGACGCCACATAACCCAGCGTAAGCTCGCCTAGAGACGATGGGAGTGTATACTCAAGAGTGGAGGGATCGTAGCTCACAGGGCCGTTGAAGCCCGTCCTATCGTAGTACCCCTCATGGGGCAGCAGGTACTTGAGGTTACGCCTGCGAAGTGCTCTTCTAGCGACTGATCCTAGATCAGAAATTGTGGTGGTGCTTGATAGAAGAGCATCTGTAAAATCATTAATATCTTTTCTCTTGAAAGTATTAAGACCCCCTCGTCCATCATTGGACCCCTGATCACCATCTCCTCCTCCAGCAGCGAAGGACATTTGCGTGCCGCTAAATTCAAAATTTCCAAAAATAGAGGCTGAAGTATATCCCGCTCTGGTATCATCGTGATCTAATCCTAGATATTCAAATCTAGTGCTAGACATTGTGAAATCTTCTTCTGCGCTTGCAGTGAGGTTTACCCTGGTTATTGCGTGGGCTGGAGCGAACTCCCTTGTTACCCTCGCAGCCTCATACAATGCATACTTACCATCTCCCTCTAGAGTGGTTTTTGAGAAATCAAAGTCTGTATCTTTGAAGTTGATGAATAGGTGGGAGGACTTGCCATTCCATAGGGGTATAAGATTTTTCTCATAGTCTGAGATACTCAGCATGACCTCATCAAAGTTAGGCGCAGTTTGCGTAGCACTAAAGAACATTAAGAACTCATTCAAAGCTCCTAAATCTGTTTCATCAGTTACTGCTCCGCTAACAATGAAATCTCCAACCTGTTGGGCAAATGTATCTCTAACTAAGAAGCATTTCAGGCGTTCGACCAACATATCTACCATTGGCCTAGTGACCGTAGAATCCCTATAGTATTTTACCTCTTCAAAGGGAGGCATAGGATAGTTCATCTTACCTCGGTAATTGAACAAGAATTCTAAGTCACCCTTAAACTTTAGATAGGTTGGGCGTTCTCCAGACTCTGGGTGAGCTTCTCCAGCCATATAAACACCAGAACCTAGAGGTCCAAAACCCAAAGCAGCATCCCAAGCTTTGCTTTCCCCAAATAGTTTAGCGTCTTGTTTGAAAGCCTGGAATCCATCATCAGTTATCTTGTGAATATGGAAACCCTTCATAGCAGGATCGCCAATAATAGTATAGAGCTTTACTTCATTACCTAAGTTGTCTACTTCCCATAGCTGTGGAACAGGAAGCGGTTCTCCATGAAATAAGAAGTTATCTGGAAAAGCTTTGTATAAATCAAGTAGTATACTATCGGTTACTAATTTTAGGTTCTCTTCTAGGCTGCTAGTGCTGTAGTGATAAACACCGCCCTGTATAGCTAATTCCTGTGTCCATGTATTTAAATTATGAAATAATGCAGATTCTGTTCCTAAGGCATACCAAATTAAGTTTGGAATGTAAGATTCCCAAAGCTCTTGAACTTGTCCTGATAAATCGAATACTGAATCTACAATCAAAGCATTTATTGCAGCCTGAATTGCTTGTAGAGTTCCCGATTTTTTATATAAATCTAAAGCTAATCTGATTTGGTGTCTCCACTTCGCTGGAGAGTTTCCTCTTAGCTTGAAACCTATCAGATCTGCAATATATTGTACATGCTCATCACGAACATTTTCTATATCGTATATGAGTCCTATGTTTTCTATCTGATCTGAAATATCTGCAAAGTGGTATCCTAGAATGTTAGTAAACTTTCGATGAGGCCCTTTTGTTACCTGATCATTAAGATCAGTTCCCGCGTCTATAAAGCTGTCGAAAGCTTGTTGTACTGTGTAATCACGCTGATCTAAATATAGAGGAGAGTAAACAATATCTACAAGAGTCTGTAATGCTTCTAATTTTTGTGTACCACTAGTATATGTTGGTAGAACTCCCGCGCTGGGTTCAGTAATACTATCGGCAACACCAGAGATATAACTAGTTGGGATATAAGATCCGAATGAACAGGTTTCGTTATTCCTCCAAATATACTCAGTTAAACCCCTGACACCATCAAGAGTCCCAAGAGTTTTTCCCATATACAATGAGTTTAGAGAGGATAACACATAGCTTGATGGAGAATAATCTAATCCTCCATCAGCAGAAGTGTTTAAGAAATAAAACCACCCTAGAGTATCAACTAAGTAATTATGAACAGAACTAGCATCCGAATTTGAAGTTAGGGCGGATAAAGTAGTTATATTGTCTTCTAAGGCTCCTGGCTTGGTTTGGGATGCTGGGACCAATAGGGGGAGTAGGGTGCCAGAAAGATATGAATTAAATTCCGCGCTAGTATCAAAGTTAGCTAGGCTAGTACCTAGAGGTAGAAGAATCTTAGACTCAAACAAGTACGGATTGATTTTTGTAAGCTCATTTTGCTTTACAAAATATTGTGATATTCCACTGATATTACCTAGAGAGCTAGTTTGAGTGTTTGTAACTCCAGAGATTGAAAGCACAGTTGCTATATTATCTGCTAGGGCTACATGCCGATTTACAAGATCAGAGATAGGATTGAGTTCAGTACCACTAAGTTCTAAATCTTTTTGTTTATAGATTTCTGGTGTAATTAGTTCAACTAACTCTACAAAATTAGTTTTGTAGTAGTTTCTAGATTTAGGTGTGTACTTATTAACTCCCATCAGTCAAGTAAAATTACAGAAATAGTTAGATTATTCAGTTGAATAATTTCATTAAAATCAATAGTAATATCTTGATCTAAACTATCAACAGTCGAGTATCTCACTTCATCGACTTCAAATATTTGCCTATTTAGTTCTGCAATATTTAGATCGTCACCGAAGTCTCTATTGTCAGCATTCATATAAGTTAGAATTTTGTCTCTAACTTTAGCTTTAATTTGATCCTGATTTTCTTCATCTTCTTTGTCGATCCTGATTGTTACATCTAGATCTAAAGTTCTAATCAAGCCGTCAACAATAGCAATATCATCAGTTGCCATACGCTTTTCGTTGATTCCTGCTAGTAATTGAGTTTTGAAGTTTGTGGTTGCTCTTTGTAGTTGAAGATCCGAAGCTTTTTCTAGAACATAAATATCAATAACATTAGCAGATGCATAAGCTTTTCTTGTAGCTGCCGTAGCCTTTCCAACGGTTCCGAAGTTACTAATAAAAGTATTTGCAAAAACAGAGTAATCCTCTAAGGTTACTAAGCGATCTTGGCGTCTAAAGTTTAGAGGAGCATACTTTTTGGCATGTTCAATTGTTTCGGCATTTGCTCCTCCTGTTCCTTTAGAAATATTAGTAATTGTTCCCTTTTGAGAGCCCGCTGTAATCGAAGCATTTATCAGGTCTTTTTGAATATTGCCCCTTGTTCCACCACCAACTCTGTACTCAACTCGGAAACTTGCCGTATCCTCTGGCGATATGCCTACAGAGCCGTCTCCAAATAACACAGTGGCATTATAATTATCATCGTATACAACTTCAAAGATTTTATCAGAGACTCCAGAAGCGAAATACAGATTAGGAACTTCTCTATATGCTCCAGTCTGTCCCGTTGTTGGGCTACTAACATAGACTGCTACGCTACCCTCGACCACAGGGCCTTGATTTAGTTTTATACTTTTGACTCCCTCAGTTGCTGCAAAGCTACCAGTCTCACTAACTAAAGCACCTTCTTGCAATACTAAATTTGTAAAAACTTTTTTATCTGCATCGTCGGCCTCGCCCTGATTTAGTCTTATAGAGCCGCTGATATTTGCTACATTTACTAATCCATTTACAACCTTGTAAAGGGTATATGTAAGTGCTCCTCCATCCTCTGGAGAAGTAATGTTTACTACTCTTTGATTTACTGTCATTTCGACACTACCTGTAACAGAATTATCAAAGGTTATTTTTGCGTCACAGGCTGCTGACAAGGGGCCTCGCATCCTAATACCAATAAGCTCAATCAGCTTTTTGACACTAGCCCTTTGTTTTGCTGTAGCCAAAAAGTTTTCATTAGCAAGCATATCAGCTTTCATGGACATAACTGCTCCCATGTAAGCAGCAAGTTCGATAAACATCAAACCTAAATCTGATTCTACAAAATACTTATAATCGTTTGGATATACTGTCTTAGCGTAGTCAATAAGTGATTGTCTAAGTGTAACAAAATCAGTAGCCGCAAAATTAATAAACTGTGGTCTTTTAGCAACTGGAATGTTTGCCAGCTTCATAAAGTCCGATGCTATTGTTCCAGAAAAATTCATGATATGGTTACTCCTACATCAAAAACTTCTAAATCAGATTTATCTAATTTTAGAGTTAAAATTACTTGTAATGAGTTTCCTCCTGCTGGACCAGCTTCTCCAGTAGGAAAGACTGCCAGCTTTTGTATTCTAGCTCCTACAATGTAATTTCTAAATGATGTTTCAATTTCGTTTCTAATTCCTTGAAAGGTAGTTTCATCTAGTGGCTGGAATAGGTATCTTCGTAAGTTGCATCCATAATTAGGAAGCATAACTCGTTCTCCACGCTCTGTAAGAAGCAATTGCTCAACAGAGTTTTTTATCATATTAATTCCAGAAGATTTAGAAAAAATACCACCATACTGAGTAGAACCTAATGGATAGTTCAATCCATATATTTCTTTTTTCTGACCTTTTACAGGTTGAATATTATATCTTTCTTGGATATAACCGTATGTAGTAGTTGTGGTATTAGCAGCCATCAGATCTTAATATTTTTGAAGAATCCCTTTTGGGCATCATAGTTTTTCTTAACTTCCCCTGTATCTAGAGGTCTAGAGTAAAACTTCAAACTTCCTATGTGACCACGAAGACCACTAGTGACTCCTCCTCGATCCCCTCCTAGGAAGTTTCCGTACTGATACATTCCATCGGTGTAGCCTCCTCCAACTACCCAGGGAGTATAGAACTTATTGAGTAGTGGTCCTTGCTTGATAGTTGTTGGACCATCAACTGTTGTAGAAGAGTATTGGAAACTATTGTTCTTTTTGAATGATGGTAGTGAAATAGGCTTCCTGACATCTACTCCAAAAACCGTGCTAATAGATGATGTGGCTATTAGAACCCCATCTGCATACATCTTGATCTCGTCTCTCTGAGGATCACAGGTTATGTCGCACAAAACAAATTGTGAAGACACATTTCCGAATTGTGTCGCTGACAAGTCCACTTTCATTTTATAAAATGTTTCATAATCCTGACACTCATCATTATTGATAAACGACGCTGATGAGAAGTCCCTAGCCTGAGTTGGAGCAATAAAGAAACTCAAAGAGGACGCTGGATTATTAAGCTCATTATCATTACTATAGGATGAAGAGACTTGAGTAATTCTTCTATCTCTAGTAAACCCGCATAGAAGTCCACGGACAAACTCACCCCCTCGTTCATTTCTCAACAAGTCTAGATCTCTGTAGGCTCCCGTGTGATCAATGGCGGAAGCCGTAGGGTTATGCCCCACATTCTCACATCCAAACAGAACTTTTGTAAGTGAAGAGGGGGAGGGCGTAGCTATATCAGAACCACTTGCCCAGCCTAATTCAGCATCTGTAATATTGGGAACATGAACCCAGCATTCTACCGTGAAACCTGTTGACGAATAAGTTAGATCTCTAAATTCGCTGGTATCAGGAAGCTTAATGTATGATCCTAGCCCAGAGGCTCCTGCTGGATCTGTGCTTTTATTTTTTACTATGCCTTCAAGATAGGGGATGGCTAGACCTGAAAAGAATAGAGCTTGCTTAGATGGTCCAACTAACTGTGCATTGTTATACATATTTTCAGTAGCACAGTTGGTTACATTGAAGTTAGTCGAAGATGGTAATTCTAATGAAGTATCTAAGAAATTATAAATTGCAAATAGGCCGTCTGCTACCACCTGATCCGTTAGCGATAACACAGTTCCAGAGGTTTCTCCAGATGGGGAGTAAAGGATACTACCTTTTCCAACCGTAGGAACTTTTAATTGATTAAAACTTAGAGATGGTGCTTTTTCTTGAGCAGGTATTACATACTTGGTATTGACAGGTAAAACAATACCATTAACATCTGCGTGCTGGAAGACTAAAGCTTTTTGCTTCTCTAAATCTACTGATAGGTTATATTCTTGTAGATACGAGAAATCATTTATTGGAATCTTGCCTGGAGCGAACTGGGGACCACTAAGGTCTCCGTAAACTTGACCAGCCTTTACTGCAACTTCAATCTGCTTCTTGCGCCTATTAATCTTTGTATTGTGGTTAGCGATCTCTGACATAATCAAATTTCGCTGATTAGTTACAATTGAAGAATCACTACCGTACTCATCAATGAAGCCTTGTAGGTCAGCAGATAAATCGTAAACATGCTTATCCCGCTGTTGCTTTAATACTGCGAGGAAGTGGTCTTCGTCGTAGTAAAGTTGAAGTCCCTTACTATCATCAATCTTTTCTGGATCAAAAATATTGTCGGTAAACTTATCTAAATTTCTGAGTGAAATAGCTTGACCCTTACCCCCTAAATTAGGATCATAGTTATACTTCCAAGCATCCCCTACAGGCACCATTCCAGAAATAGCGAGATATACAGGATCTAATCCTCCAGAATAAGAATCGTAATACAAACCATCATTTGTAAGAACATACAAACCGTCCGTAGTAATTGGGGGGCCGTATGTCAATCTAAATACTGCATCTTCATCCTCAATCCCTGGGTCATCCTGAGCTACTCTTGAAAAGTTTGTTCCCGATAGAAACTGATCTAATTCTGCGGAGTCCAAGAATTTAGGTTCGAGAGATGGATCCTTGGCGCGAGCAGATAGAATATCGTTGATCGCTGCAATTTGTTTATCAGCAGCTTTAATAAAGTTACCTGCCTGTTCTAGCTTGGCTTTTTCTCCTGCATACATACTATCAAAAAGTTCTTCAATTTCTTCTTGAGGCAGGGTAGCTTTTTGATCGGCAGAGTTACCTGATTGAAATTTTTGTAGCTGGCTGAACTTATCTAAGCAATTTTTTATTGCATTAATTTCATTAACAACATCAGTATAGTTTTGATAAATCTGAGCTCCAAAAGAAGCAGCATATTGAAAAGCTCCCAGAACTCCAGCTAGGTTATTCTTTGTTTGAGAATCGTTGTTATCAACTCCCATCCAAGCTGTATCAGATCCAAACTTAAATGTGCCAGTCTCTGTATCAAACTCTATGATGCCAGTATTGAGCATCATTTTTTTGAACACTTCTTTGCTTACTTCATTAGCCTTAGCTTTTCCAGCTTTTATCTGTGAAGAGATGTCAGACAATACTGAACTAGGTAAGAGGTTCATAGCGTTATTAGCTAAATTGAGCATACAGCTAGGCATACCGAATGACATGCCTAGAGCCTGTATTGCTCCTGTTCCAGTCTGTCCCTGTACCTTTAGAAAGGTTTCTAAATCAAAAGAAGCCATTTTAGTATGTGGTTACTCCTATATTACCATATGTACTTTGCTGGTCAGCAATTTGTGCAGGATTTGGATTTGCTTTATCACTAGCCAAATAAACTTCTGTGCCATCAATATTTACCGATGATCCAGAGTCAATTTCTACACTAGACTCTGTTGAGATACTTAGCTTGCTACACTCAATATTTAGATCACCTCCAGCCTTCATATTGATATCCTCGTCAGCGGAAATGCTAATTGTACCTTTTGTTTTAACTATGATTCCCCCACCAGTGCCATTTGTTTCAATTACAATTTGTTGATTACTTCCGTTTTCATTTAAGCACTCAATAAAAATTCTGCCTTGTTCTGCTTGAGTAAAGACATTGACATCTTTCCATTTGCTTTGAACATTAACATTTCCTGCATTAGCACTTTCCCCCCAAGCAACTCCATTTGCATTATTGAGAACTTGTAACTCCCTACCACCTTCTGCAACTAGAATATCTGTTTGAGATTCCTTATTTATATATTTTTGTGGTCCTACAGAAAAAACCTCAACTGATCTAGCAGGTAAACCCTGCGTCTGAGGATCATCTGTCAAAGTTATTCGACTACCATTACCACTATCTATTGTGATAGAATCTATAGTAGGCGCATCATGTAGTGTAATTTTTTTTGCTCCTGTAGAAGTTATTTCAGTTTTTTTATTTATAAAATCTGGATTATACTCATCGGACATTAAAATTCCAGCACCCTCTGGACTCCTAAATAAGTATCGCATTGGAGTTCCGCGAGCTTTATACATCTCGGGATCCACCCTATCAAACGGCATCAGGGTAGTATCTTTTATTTTTCCAGAACCTGCTCCAGTAGATTCAGCATCTTTTGACTCTGGAGCGAAGGTTGCTCCGATATAGTACCAGCTTGAAGATCCTGCGGGTTTACAGACTAGAACTTCAGTTCCTACTTCGGGAACTGCTACAAAGGCTCCTACTCCGTTTGAGGCGTAGGGGCTGACATAATATACGGTCTGCTCTGTATTACCCTCAGAGTCTACTTTAGCTCTAAAAGCTCCGCTTCTGCCTGGGTCTACACGGTTGCGTACTTCGGCTAATGATATTACTGTTCCGTTGGAGTCTTTCATATTAATCGTCTTGCTTTAGATTATAATTTGGAGCATTCTTTACTAAACTGAACTCAGATGTAACTGCGCTGCTAGTTATACTATGTTTGAATCCCATTATTTTGTATAAGCCACTAAAGAACCTATTCATTAGAGTTCTTTTTTCTCTGATAACTTGAGATATAGGCTGATCCTGGGCAAACACAATGCAGGGAGTATTTATTGACGATGTTTTTGATATATGAAAAGTTGGGAGAGTAGTTATACTCATTTGAAGAGCTTTTCTATATAAGTCCTCAGCTTGGTCAGCTAAAATGCTATTTGGATTACCTGGGAGTTCTTGATCTACTAGAACTAATCCATGCAAGTTTTTTTGTTCTAATTCTTCAATGATTGCAGCAAACGAGTCTGCCCCTGCTTCCGCTGAGTCAACTTCTAACTCCTCAGCTAATTCTGGGGAGAGTCTGCTTGCCAGTCCTTTTAGAATCGCTTTTTTATTATCATCCCCAAGACCCATAGAGAATCCCTTGTTTCTCAAGTAAGCTATAGCGGCTCCTCTGCTTCGTATTGGAAAAGATCCTATCCCTGTTGGCAAGATGCCCTCAGCAATTCCTGATGATAGGCGGCTGATCTCTTTTTGATAACCTAGTTTGAGTGTTGAAAAATACACTCCACCAAATTTAAATTTTAAATCTAATACATTGGGATTTTGCGTGTTATATCGGAATGTTGGAATTCCATTTTCTTCGATATACTTTTTTTCTTCATCTGAAAAAGCGGAGTCCTGATATCCAAAATCATCAGGAATGTAAGAAATATCCCCAAAAGCCCCAACACCTTTTACTACTGGATTTACAATTGTTCTTATTTTTTTATTATAATCTTTTTTTGCGAGAACAGTTCTATCTAGTGGGTGGAGGGGGATTTG